ACAGAGGAAGCTAAGGGAGACACCACGCATAGTCTCTGGTCTGTCAGCACCCTTGAGGGCGATGGTTGCACCGTTGACTAGCTTTATTTGTAGGTTGTTGATATGGCTTGACGCTATGACAGGATGACCCACCTCTAGCAGTGTCTGCCACATAATGTCCCTGGCCTGACCCTGTGTGGGTGCGACATAAAAGACATGACCTCTTTTACACTGTAACCCCTCAATGATTAGCTTCCAAGCCGCTAGGCGTGACTTACCTGTTCGTCGTCCTGCCGCGATAACCTTGAAGCGTGAGCTATCCTCAAACACTTCCTGTTGCCACGGTAGAAGCTCTACCTTTAAGTCAGTCAATAGTCACCTCCGCTTTAGTTTTAATTACAACTCTAGCGCCACATGACAGGATAGGTTTATCACTACCTCCGTATATGACTTCGGACTCTCCATGTATCTTAACGGAGTGTCCGTAGGTGTTCTTCTTACCTTCCTTAACGGTGATTACAGGTTCGTTAGTACCATGCTTTAGGTTGGCTTTAATCTTGTGTTGGTTGACGTGGATATATTTAACAGTACCCATTCCTTAATACGTCCACATTACTGGGACAGAGTTAGAATTAGTAACGCTCCGGTCGTCCACATGGATAAATGAACGAGCCACTCCAATACCGCCAAACCCAAGCAAGAGCGCCTGTTTAACAATCTCGTACTTTTCTGTTCCGCTAATAGCTTTGATGTCAACTGCAATACCTTGGGCATGAGTTCCTGCTTTCTCCTTATGTCTTTCGTTGCTGTGATTAGGGCTACGGAAGCCACTAGTAATCACAAAGGGAAAACCACAGGCTTCACGCAGAGCATCCAAACGCTCTAGGAACTCTGGACACATTTCATTTTGATTTGTTTCTTGACAGTTGAACTCGCTCAGGGCGAAGTACTTTGGATTATACATCGGTGAACTCTCCGTCAATGATATCTGACTCTTGGTCTGTATTCTCGGATATGACAGTAGTTTCACCGCCCACTCCGGTAATCGAGATGTTGATTCCACCTTTACTTCCTCCTGCCTTATCTTTTTCAAAGTAACTGGCGGGTAAGACCCTATCCATTACTAGCTTCCATGCGGCGGCTTGGTTCTTATGGTCATCGTCCAAGGCGGCATCGAAGATAGACTCCAAGACCCTCTTAGACTTAGGTGACGTTAGCATCCGTGTCTTGTATTCGTTGATTATAGCGGCATCACCCTTTGGGCGACCCCTAGTGCCAACGGTTCCCCGCTTGCGTGAGACAATCTCAGACTTGGGTGGACGACCTCTACGCTTTTTAGTAGGTATAGCGTCGCCGCCGTCTTTTTTATTTGTAGACAAAAAACTCTCCTTTGGTTACCTAAGTATACTTAAGTATGCCTTAGACCTCGTTAGGTTGTTACTTAGTTTATATTCTTTAGTCAGTAACAAAACAACAAACTAAATTAAACTAATCTATACTATAGTACTATTATACCATATTCTTAGGCAAAAGTCAAGCTTTATTTTAACTAATTTACCAATCAACATTAAAGCCTATTCTAGTGTCTCCCTACGTACCCGCTTTTGCCTAATAAAATCAAGGACTTAGGTCGTCTTAAGTATACATGAGATACAAACCATTAATGTTACTTTTTGTAACCTTTTGTCTTCACTTTTGGCTCTTTTTTGTATCTAGGGGGTTACCGTAACAATACCCGAGCGACGCCAGCGCCCCCCCGCCCCCTCTTAAGTTATCCACAGGTAATCCACAGGCAGGGAAAGTTATCCACAGGTAGACAAAAGTTATCCACAGGGAGCAAGAGTGAGTGTCCTACAGGATACCTATAGACACTACAAGTTATACCGGTGACTATCCTTCAAGGGTTGGTCACTCTAATGTTTGACCTATGTCTCGAAGTGTGCTACTCGCGTGCGCGCGCATAATAGAAAGTAGCAGTAGAATAGTTGGCACGGATATTGCTAGGGAAAATAAATTAAAAATAGTTGCGAAAGTTGTTGACATACTCTGTCAGTTCTATAAAATGTCAGCATCAACAGAGGGAAAGGCCCACTGTATATAACGCACCACAATGGTGCAGGAGCAAACAAGATGAGCAACTTCAAACTAGACCTATCGAACAATAACGTAATTCACACACTGCAAGCGGCAGTAAGCGACAAAGCCTCCGCACTCTATAGCGAATACTGGGAGCTACACGGCACAGAGGCATACACCGACGCTAAGGGTTTCGCCCTGCTAGTGGAGCGCGCAGAGCAACTACTGGCCTATGCACAGCTAGACGTAGCCTATTGGACACAGAGCCACAAGGATTGGTCAGCTCTCGAGGATAGAGACAGCGCGGTCGATAGAGCTACAGCCGCCGTTAGACGCGCAGAGATTGCCAAATACAAGGCCGTATGCGACGAGAAGGCGGAACATCTAGCAGACCAAAAGGAGCTATACACGGACGCAAGGCGACAGGAGCGCGCACAGCGCAACAGCTAGTCGGTTGTTTTATCGGTGGCATTCGTATAGAGTGCCATCTATTAAACCAATCACAGCAACTATTGAAGGTAGGACAATATGACACAAGCTAAACCTAGATTCTCAAAGCCTAGTAAGATGCCTTGCCGTTCGTGGTCTTTACAAGCTCTGGATACCTGTCCGGCTAGTAAGAAGCCAGACGGCGAGCTAGTGGACGCCTGTAAGGGTTGCTACGCAACTACAGGATTCTATGCAATGGGCAGTGTCAAAGCACCTAGAGAGCACAACCGCGAGGACTGGAAGCACAGCGATTGGGTGGACGTGATGGCGGCAGAGCTAGATAATGACCGCTATTTCCGGTGGTTCGACTCTGGCGACCTGTACAGCCTAGCACTAGCAGAGAAGGTGCTAGAGGTTATGCGTCGCACTCCGTGGTGCAACCACTGGTTGCCAACTCGTATGCACAAGTTCGAGAAGTTCGCGCCTGTGTTGGCAGAGATGGAAAAGCTACCGAACGTAGTAGTTCGCCTATCTAGTGACAGCGTAACAGGTGAGACAGTACAGGGAGCGGCGACCAGTTCGACCATTATCCCTACTGTATCGCACAGCTTGCCCTCTATGTCAGTTTGTGAAGCATACGACCGTGGCGGCAAATGCGCAACCTGTCGCCTGTGTTGGTCTAAAGATGTTTCGGTCGTGGCGTATCCTGCCCACGGAAAAAAGATGATTAAACATATTGACAGCATAGCGGCAATTAATTTATAATCCGCGTACTGTAAACAAAAAACGCCAAAGGAGGCGACAAGATGAGCAAGCTACAACCCGTGGGACTATTTCACACGCCCGAAAGTGTGGACGAATTGCAGGACTATCTAGCACAGTTTACAGGCGCGGACGCAGTTCTCGCCAATACTGCCGCCTTTATGGCGTGGAACCTGTGCGCCAAACTAACCAACACCACAGATGAGGAGTCAGAGACAGATGCCACAGTTTAAACAGTACCAACAAGGCGACGATAAGCCCACGTTTAAAGAGCTACAGAATTTTGTGGGCGGCTACGTCGAATATATCTACCTGTCCAATGGTGATATGCTAGCGATTAATGAGGAGGGTTCCTATATGGGCTTTAAAGATAACACGGAGGCCACAAAAATATGGCACGACGACCTACGGAAACAATACGGCGACCGTGGCGACTTTTATCTCATACAGGGCAATGTAGCCCATTTTGTAGGAGGCTACGCAGATGAGTAGATGCAAGCGATTATTGCAACTGGTAGTGTTATTCGCGGGCGGATTTGTCGCAGGTAGTTTGATAATGGCAGTTTTTATGCTAGGCTATAGAGCCATAATAGGAGGTGCATAGGATGACGTACGAGGAATTTAAAAAACAGCACGACAAGCTACTCACAGAGCTTATATTTTCAGAGTCTAGTAACCAAGCCGAAAGGGTCGAGAAGGTCGAGAGGCTACGCGATGACAACCCCAAATATTGGGCTGTGCTGTGGGGTGATTTATGACTAGGTGCAGGGTATCGGAGGACGAACTAGCGCACGACCACGCGCAAGTAGAGATAACAGCGGAAGATGAGCGAGAGGAGGCGCGAGACAAGTTCGGCGCGCTTATGCTACAGGCGGCAGAGATGGCGGAGGTATTGTTTCAGGATTGGCGCTTTCAGCCGGATACGGACGATATAGAGGCGCTACAGCACCTACATGAGCAATTAAGCTATTATGAGGCAGTGAGGAAGGTATGATTACAGATAACACGACAGAGAACGACCTACTAGCGGAGACAATCGACGAGCTAGGGCAGAGCCTGACGGAGCTACAGCAGGTGATTGCAGATATTAAACAGCAGGTAAACTACAGAGAGGAAGATTAAAATGGCGGTGATAATGAATATTGAAGATAAAATTCTGGACTGGCACAAGGCGCGCAATCTAATTGACGGTAGCACAGATATTGCACAGTTTAGCAAGCTAGTTGAGGAGGTGGAGGAGCTTAGGCTGTCCCTAGATGGCGATTTAACGCCGATTGATGATATAGGGGATATACTGGTAGTTCTTATCAATATCGCCCACAGGAACGAACTGACGCTGTTTGAGTGTATGTATCACGCCTATAACGATATAAAGTATCGCACGGGGCGTATGGTAGATGGGGTATTCGTGAAGGATTTAATTGACGACAGCGGGAGGATTAAAGATGCAAGCTAATATTTTTGGTATGTTTTTAAACGTGGAGCCTAGATTCGGCATTGGGTTGGACATAGAGAGCGTGGAGAGCCGACCAGTGTGGACAGTAAAGGACGGAGAATTGAGCACGATGGCCTTTGACGGATTGGTGTTGCTAGTGCCCTTCTTTATTGTTACACTAGGCAGTGTGTGGACGGAGGTAGACGAAGAATGATTTTAGTGATATTTTTAACAGGTATAATCCTATGCCTAGGCTATGGCATCAAAGAAACTATGGAAAACTGGGATGAGCAAAACGATGAGCAAGATTAAAGAGCAGTTGATAGGATACGAGCAGAACGACTGGATAGCTGACGAAGACCACGTAAAGGTCGATGAGGTCACAGAGTACCTACTGTACGCGATGAGCGTATCAGAGATGCAACAGGCCGCACGACAGCACATACAGCACGACCTGTACACAATGGCGCGTAGCGACTTCGAGAAGGTACATTATGACACTATAGGAGTTCATACAAAATGAGCAGATGTAAAGCGTGCGACGCTATTATGACGGAAGCAGAGTTAAAGAGAACTGATTATAATACAGACAAACCGTTAGACCTGTGTTATAATTGTATGAGTATTTCAACTAATGCGGCACTAGCATTTGAGAACGGAGGACTATTAGACGCAGACGGAGAAGAAAGTTTGGATTTAGAGTCATTAGGGTTTGACATCAGTAACAATTAATGCTATAATATACTTATGTTATGTTCTTTTATAATAAACTAAAAGCAACTAACTAAGGTATACTTAAGTAGTAACAATTTAATTTAATCAAAAGGTAAATAGATATGACAGCACAGGTATTGGAAGGCACAGTAGCATTCGAGAATCTCACCGAGCACGAGATGTACAACGGACAGTCCACCGGTAAGTTCTCTCTGGTATTGTCTCTGGACGACGACAAGGCCGCAGAGCTAGACTCAGCAGGTGTTAAGCTCCGCGAGTATGAGGGTGTCAAACAACGCAAGTTTGCTAGCAAGTTCGAGGTTGGTGTCTTAAACGCCGACGGCTCACCATTCGCAGGTCGAGTACCGCGAGGTTCCAAGGTACGTATCTTGTGGCAGGAAGGCGCACCACATCCGGTACATGGTACTAGCACATACCTCAACAAGGTCAAAGTACTAGAGGTAGCGGAACAGACTGACTCGAACGAGGACTTTTAATGACAGAGAAGTCTACATTCTTGAAGCACGAGTCATGCCCAAAGTGTGGCTCTGCTAACAATCTGGCAAGGTACTCTGACGGACACGCGCACTGCTTCTCAGCAGGCTGTGGGTACTACGAGAGAGGCAACGGAACTGCCTCAGACTTTGCACCACGTACACCAACAAGGGCATTTGAGATGACAGGAGTAATAGCGGCAATCCCTGACAGGCGAATCTCACAGGGCATAGCGCAGAAGTTCGGCGTTACTGTAGAGTTCTCACCGGAAGGACAAATTGTCAAGCATCACTACCCGTACTATGATAAGGACAGCAACAAGCCGACAGGGACGAAGGTTAGACAGGTAGAGACCAAGGGATTCTACGCGACAGGGAGCTTTGATAACGTAGGCTTGTTCGGTCAGCAAGCATTCAGGGAAGGCGGTAAGTACATTACCATCACCGAGGGAGAGGCAGACGCACTAGCAGTCAGTGAGATGTTCGACGGCAAGTGGCCTGT